CAAAGACGAACAAATATCTATTAAGTTTTGCGATACAGTATCTTTTGATGTAAAAGAAAAGACGGCGATAAGCGTTAGAGATGGCATTCTTGATTACCTCGGTGCAGAAATAGGTCAACAGCCGTACGACAAAATATTTTCTGTTTACCGCTCATCTGCTACAATATCTAATACAGCTATGAAAATGGCAGGAATACCGCTGACTTACGAGCATGTATCCGTCGAAGAGCCTGCCCCAAATACTGGTAGCATTGTTAGTGAAGCAGAGATGATAGACTTTATCGACGAAGACACATCAACACGCATAGCTATTAAGAACAAGTTATTATTAAATACTAAAGACGAAGACATATTAAAAGAGCGCAATGAATTATCACTCGGATATAGCGCTAAACTTATTCCGCATGATAAATATGACTTTGAACAAGTCGGGATTATTCCGCATCACTTGGCGATAGTGTCGGAGGGTCGATGCGGTTCTTTATGTAGATTTTTAGATAAGAAAACAGTAAATAAAAAGGAGATTGATCATATGATTAATTTTAAAGACGAAGAAGGGATTATATCTCTTGAAAAGATTATGGAAATTGTGCAGTCATTGCCAGAGGTAATAGCTCAAGTTCCAGTCGATCAACTTCAAGAATTTATTCCTATCTTTGAAAGCTTGATAGCTTTAGTCAAGCCTGCCGACGAAGTCGAAGAGCAACCAGAAGTGGAAGCTATACAAGACGAAGAAGCAGAGCTATCTGAAGAAGAAAAGAAAGCTATACAAGACGAAGAAATGGAAAAAGAAGAAGAAGACAAGAAGTTTTCCGACGCTGCTCTAAAAAGCTATGCTCAAGCAGAGATTAAAAAGTATGCTCAAGTAATACAAAAAGCTAAAAACTTTTTAGAGTCTAATTATAATTTCGCTGATAAATCTGCTAATGAAATTATGAAAGACACATTATCTCAGTACAGCAACGAGAAGTTTGAAGAAAGTGAGCTATCTATAGCATTTAAGCTTTTGCAAAAACAGAATGATTACCAAAACTTTGGTGACAAACAAATTGATATATTAGAAGAAATAGGAAACAAGGAGTTATAAAATGGCATTTAATGCAGCTTTTTCAAACGACATTGAGAATGTCGGCTCAGGTGAGCGTTACGGAAATTGTAACATCATTCTCGGCACAACAGTTTTTGAAGACGGTTTAAAAATCGGTCGTTTTGCAAAATACGACACTTTAAGCATAGACAATATGGACGGTTCAGCGACACCCGTTTTAGCAGGTGTTATTATTCGCGATGTAGCCCGTTCTGTAGAAGACGAGGGAACAGTAGACGCAACACTATATAAGCAAGCCCAGTTTATGCGTAGCGGTCTTGTTACTGTTGCAGTGAAAACTGGCGAAACACCTGCCAAATTTGGTCGTGTTTATGTTTCTAACGCTGGCGATGCTAACGACGGTTTAGCGACTGCTACAAGCTCAGATGTATCTGTTAACGCTGAATACATCGAAGAGATCAAAACAGGCGTATGGTTAATTAATATTGCACCTCCGCAGGGCGATGTTGCTACTCATATCGGCGACGCAGTTGGCGCACACGCAGCTTCAGCAATCAGCATTCTAGATTCAGGTACTTTTACAGATCAGATTGAAGTTGAAGCGGCTTTACAAGAGATTTATCCTCACGTTGAAGTTTTATTAGCAGACACTGGAGACGCAGGCGCAATTCCCGTCGCACGTTCAGGAAATGTTGCTCTAACTTCTGCAGGCGCAGAAACAAGAACTCTAGCAATCCCTGCGGAGCAAGGCATTGAGCTTGTAGTTTCTTGTGATGTTTATGTAGGTGATATTGTAATTACAGCGGATTCTGCTGTTAATCAAGCTGGTAATACAGTAATAACTTTGGGCTCAGCAGGCGTTACTATTGCATTTAAAGCCGTTCAGGTAGCAGGCGCTTTAGTCTGGAGAATAGCAATGAATGACGGCGCAACATTAGCTTAATAAAAAGGAGATCGAAAATGAAAATCAAAGAACTTTATAATTTAAAGTCTTTTCAGGATGCAAACGCTTCTGGAAAAAAGGTTGGTATCTTTACTGATGCTGCAGCAAACGGTGTTGTCTTAGCTCAAAACTTGAGGCACATTGACTTAACTATTTTTGAAAAGTTATACCCTGAATTGGTAGTATTTAACATGGGTTTAACGATTGATAATGCAGGCGGATATGCTAATGTTATTGATTCATTAAGACTTAACGAGCAAGGTGACTTTAAAACTTCAGGCGATATTGACAGCAATAAAGGAAAAATAAGTTTATCAGGTGATAAATCTTTTTTAAATGTTTTGTCTCGTGAAGCTCATGCAGAATGGTCAAGAACAGAAGTAGAGCAAGCAAATCTACAGAATATCAACTTAGTTAATAAATATTTATCTACTATAGATAAAGTTTACAAACGTAATGTAGATAAGATTGTTTTAACTGGTATCGATGATTATGCGGCGTCAACGGGTCTTTTAAATCACGCTGGATTTACAGCAGCAGGGGCATCAGGTGCAGTGAGCACTTTATCTGGTCAAGATGCATATGACGAGGTAGCAGAATTTATTACTGATCAACATAACGGCGTAAATAATACACCTGGCTACATGGCTGATAAGATTATTTTCCCTGTTTCTGTAATGAACGCACTACAAAGAAAGATTTTAAACTCCGCTGGTTCTTCAAAGTCTGTACTATCAGCGCTAAAAGAAAACTTTTCTGGAATAGAGTTCCTTTCTACTTTCCGCGCTGAAAGCGTAAGCGCTACTACAGTAACACTTGCTATAGCATCAAGCGAGCAAGCAGTTAAAATAAGAATCACTCAACCTTTAGAGATAAGCGAGATTGTTAAAATTTCAGGCTTTGATTATCGTGTTGATGCAGCATACAGAATCGCAGGAGCTGACATTTTAGAAAACTCTGCAGGTCGTATACTTACAGGATTTTAATATGTTGAGTTTGCAGGATTTAAAAGATTATTGCAAAGTGGTGGGAATTAAGGCCCACCACTCTTGCCGTGAAAAATCTTTAAGAGAGAAAATATCAAGGTCTATTGATGTCTCAATTGATGATGTTGACGATATTATTTTAGGCTCTAAAAACAAAGAAGAAAAAAAAGTTGCATTGGCAGGAGTTCTTTTTAAAGAAAAAGAGCCAGATCTTTTTGAAGTTTCTAAGGTTTTAAAAGTTAGAGTGATGTCTGATCATAATTATGAGATAGAAGGCTTATTATTAAAGAGCAAAGAGGTTGTTATACTTCCGAAGTTTTACATTGATAATCAGCGTTTCATGAAAAAGATTAACAGACAAATTGAAATTAAAAAGATTGAATGGGTTAATTAATGACACTATTAGCAGATTTTAAAGCAAGATTTCCCGAGTTTGATGAAACAATTGCCGATACATATATCCCAATTTTGGAAGGAGTTTATCCTTGCTATTGGGGTGGTAATTATAACACAACTTGCGGTCAAGAGATTGTTTTAAATCTGCTAGCTCATTTAGTTTTACAGGAAAATCAGAGTGCTACTGATACTGCTCCTTTGCGATCTAGTGATTCTAAAAGTATCGGTAGTGTTTCTGTATCTTATTCAAATCCTAATACTACAATGACCGAACGCAACGCATGGTTTCGGTCTACATGCTATGGAGTAAGATATTTATTGCTAACATCAAGAAATCAGGGAGGGTATTTTGTTTAAGACTCCTAATCAGATGTTAAAGCACACGAAAGACTTGGCAAAACAGCTAAGCGAAGTTAAAAAAAAAGAGGTCGCAATCGGTTTGCCGAAAAGTAAAGCGACAGGAAAAGTATATAGAAACGGATCAACGATTATTGAAGTTGGAGCTAAACACGAGTACGGCATAGGTTTGCCTAGGCGTTCATTTTTAAGAATGCCTCTAGCGATAAAGGGCAAAGAATTAGGAAAGGCAATCGAAAGCGAATATAAGCAGATACTAGAGAATAATAAATCAGTGGACAAAGCACTAGGGCTAATAGGCGCTAGAGCTTACAACATCATACAACAAGCTTTTCTGACAAGCGGCTTTGGGCAATGGCAAAGTTTAAGCGATTACACTGTAGCGATGAAGGAGTCTAGCAGGATATTAATAGACACTGGAATATTAAAAAATGCTGTTACTTGGGTGGTGCGCAATGCTACCTAATATTTCCGACGCACTTACAGAATGGGAACAAATAGCGATAATAAAAACTGTCGCTACTACTACAGTTAATTTTGTACCCACGGAAACAGTTACGCAGAGGTCTCAGAAATGCGTTATACAACCGACGAAGCCCACCGAAATTAACGCAGATACAATAGACTACAAGCTAAGATATATTACTGCTCATAGTCGTACAAATATAAATGTCGGCGAATATATAACATATAATAGCGAAGATTATAAAGTTATCTTAAAAAGTAACTGGAATGATTACGGATATCATGAGGTCGTAGGCGAAGAAACAAACAAAACTTTGTTGGTGTAATATGCAAGATACATTAAGAAAATTAGCTATATTAATAAGAGATTTACTGACGATATCAGAAAGTTTTATTAAGATTGGGCGTCATAATTTCGAAGATGATAATTTTGGAACATCATATATTACTGTAGATAATTTAGCCCCCGCGACGCTTATCGCATATTCCGAAGAATTCGACGGAGCGACGGAAGATCAAACACTATCGCAGCTATGGAATTTGCCCGCAATTGTTACTTTTTGGGGCGACAATGCATATACTAATTTAAGCAATTTTACACTGTTGCTAAAGAGTCAGAAAGCGTTAGAGCTACAAACAACATTAGGAATAGCGTGTTTTAGCTCAAATAATATTACAGATGTGAAATTATTGGGTGGAAAACAATATAATAACCGAATAGAATTAAATTTAAATATAAACTTTAACTTGTCAGTGACTGTAGACACATTGAGATTAGACACAGCTCAGACAGATTTTATTTACAATAAATAGGGAGATAAAAAATGGCTAATATTAGCAATGTTATAAGCGTTTCTTTGCTTGAGTCAGGGTCTACAGCAGATCGCGACAATATGAATCTAACAGCAATAATGACAGATCAACAAGATGCTGTTTTGTCTAGTGCAAATAGATATGAATTATACACTGATTTAGCGAGCGTTGGTACTGATTTTGGGACAAGTTCAGAAATGTACTCACACGCAAAGATATTCTTTGCTACAAGCCCTAATCCCTCAAATTCTAGCGGTGCCTTGGTTGCTGGATACTGGCGTTCAGCGTCAGAAACCGTTGCAGCATCGGCAGGAATTTTAACTAGTGCTGAATTATCAGAAGCAACGGCGGTCGGACAATTACAAGAGATTGACGATGGCTCTTTCGTTGTTACTGTAGATAGTGCAGAACTAACAATCACTGCTTTAGATTTCAGAGATTCAATTTCTTTAGCTAATGTTGTTGCTGAAATCAATGCAAATGCATCTTTTACGGGCGTTACAGCAACTCTTTCGAGCGACAATAAGATTATATTTACTTCAGATACGACTGGGGCTACAAGCACAATGACTTATGTTTCAGAGCATACAACTGGAACTTTTGTTGGGGATATTTTAGCTTTATCAACTGGAAGTGGCGCAAGCTTGGTGCAGGGTGCAATAGCTTCTTCACTAACTTTAGAAACAAAAGAAACAGCGGTTACAGAATTAAAAGCGCTTATTAATGTAAAAGGTATTATGTTTATTGACGCTCCAACATCCGCTGAAGCTGCAACATTGGCATCATATGCTCAGTCAAACGACACTTTAATATATGATGTTTTTGGTTCAGCTAGCAATTTAGAAGTCGATATAACAAATGTTGTTTGGGCTAATAAGTTAGCGGGATATACAAACTATAGAATGCTTTACTCAGCTTCAAACAATAGAAAGCTTGCGACATCTTATATGTCTAGAGTACACAGCGTTAATTTTGGAGCAGAAAATTCCGCTTTAACAATGCAACTTAAAGAGCTTGCAGTAGTTGCTGAAGCTTATACACAGACAGAGCTGACAAAAGCTAAGAATGTCGGTCTTGATGTCTATACAACAATAAAAAACACTCCTGTAGTTTTGACTAGCGGAGCGAATGATTTCGTTGATAATAGATATAATCTTATAGCATTCCAAGACGCAGTTAGCACTGATTTATATAATTTGCTAAAGCAAACAAATGCTAAGATACCTCAGACTACAAGGGGCGTTAATCAACTTGTAGATCAGTGCGAAAAAACAACAAGAGAATTTGTAAGAGCAGGAGTTTTCGCAGCAGGAACTTGGACTAGCACTGATTTTTTCGGTAATGTCGATGTATTTAACAGAAATATTGAAAACAACGGCTACTATTTCTTAGCAGGGTCTTTAGCTGATCAAACACAAGCAGATCGTGAAGCTAGAAAATCGCCAATTTTGCAAGGTGCTTTGAAAATGTCTGGGGCTGTACATTCTGTAAATATAATCTTATCTGTAAATAAATAAATAAAGAGGTTCAACAATGGCTACAATATCATTGTCAACAGACAATACAACATTAGTTTTAAATGGAACTGTAATAAATGATTTTTCTAGCGGAGATATATTAACACTAGCTCCTGTCAATCCTTCATCATCTCATATAAATAGCTCAAACGGCGGTGTATCTATCTTTGAGCGCATCGATAAAGATGTTTATGATTTAACTATTAGAGTGCAGCATTTATCAGATTCCGATGCATTTATGAATAATATTTTAAATCAATCTCCGACTACTGTTTTAGGCGGTTCACTTAAAGAGAACTACACTAAAAACGGTGAGAACGCTATCGAGACATGGTTATTAGAAAGCGGCTCTATAATTACACAGCCGACTGTTACTATTAATAGCGAAGACGGCAACGGTTTAGCAGAGTATGTAGTAAGATTTAGAACAGCTAAAAGAAGCATTTAATTATTTGGGGTCGTATGGATACAAATAAAGAAGTTTTAGACAATATAGAGCAGATATATAAAGATAAAGAGGCGGAAATCAACGGTCGTATTTACAAGCTAACAAAAGTAAATCACGAAAAGCGCAAAAAGATTTTTGCTTATATGATGAAAGTACAGCATCAGATAAGCGCAGGCGATTTATCTTTTATAGATAGTGTAGAGTTTAAGAAAGTTGAGGATATTATCTGCGGATTAGTTCTTCTAGACGGCGTTTTGCTATCTAAGATTAATGATCATTGGGATAATTACCCCGAGGATTATTTAAAGTTCGTGACTTCTATGCTGATGGTGTTTAGTTTCCCTTTTTTGCAAGGCGGGAATTTAAGTTAAAGATTCCGACAACGCCCAAATCTGATAACTATATACACTATACTAATGTTAGTGACGAGGATATGTCGATATTTTATCTGGCTAAGCAAGGATACGGCTCTCTAAAAGAGATTAGAGAGCTTGATACCGATGAGCTTTTTGATATTTTAGAATATGAGCAGATACAAAATCGAATTGAGAATTATTTAATTATTAAGGCGAGTTAAATGGCAATAGTTTCCGAATTGATCACAAAATTTCGTTTCGACGGCAGTATTAATCCGTTAAACAATTTTAATAAAGGGCTTGGCTTAAGCTCCCTTAAAATGTTTGCTTTCGTCGGTGCTATTTCTGCTGTTAGTATCGCTTTTGGCAAGATGTTGCACGATACATTGTCCGAATCTAATGCATTAGTTCAGCTGTCTAGAACAACTGGCGTAGCTATAAACGATATTCAATCACTAAGTTACGCTGCTAGCGTATCTGGGTCGTCTATTAATGCGATGGAAGACACTATAGCGAGCTTATCGAAAAAGATTGGCGACGCAAGTTTAAAAGGTAGTTCTGAATTTCAGAGAATCGGCGTAGCAGTAAGAACTAGCACGGGTGAGCTAAGAAAAGCTGACGATGTATTACTAGATGTTGCCAAGAGATTCAAAGCTCTTAATCTTACAATGCCGCAGCAACAAAGCCTTGCGAGTTCGCTTGGCATAGATTCTAGCCTAGTTCAATTGCTTTCCAAATCCACTGATGAAATCGACAGGCTAAGAGGAAGGGCGGAGAAGTTCGGATTATTATCAAAAAAGAACGCAGATCAAATAGCTAATTATAACGAAGAGATATCAGAGCTTAAATTTAGATTTTTAGTTTTTAAGCAAGCTTTAGCGATACAAGTTTTGCCTTCTGTTCTAAAGCTTTTCGACGGATTAGAAGTTTTAGGAGATGGACTAAAAAGAATAGGCGGTTTATTTTTTGATTTAAGCAAAGATAATAAAGAAGTCGTTATTATTTTGGGAACGATGGCAGGAGCATTTGCATTGATATCGTCGCCAATTGCTATCGCAACAGCAGGAATAACAGCTCTTTTACTAGTGTTTGATGATCTTTTAGTTGCATTTAGGGGTGGAGATTCTGTTATTAAAAAACTAGTAGAGCCATTTTTTGATTTAGAAAAAGTTTTAAAAAGAATTGTCGGATATTTTAAACAAATAAACG